TTGTATCATATACTGTAGAAAATCGTGGTTCTAAGTATGTAAAAAATTCTTGGAGCGTTAGCAGAATCATCCTTCTCAATGGTGGTACTAATTACGCTCCTGGTGATATAACTATAACGTTTCCAAATGCTCCACAGGGTGGATCTATAGCAACAGCTGAAGTTTCAGCATTAAGCATAACTGGAAACGTTGAAGAAATTACTATCACATCTCCTGGCAGTGGCTATGATTATCAGCCTATGCCTACACTCACTTTAGCACCAGGTTGCATTGGCGCCGGTCTACAATATGTTGTAGAATATGAACGTGACAATTCAGCATACACTGAATTGCGCGTAAAAGGTGATGGCTATAATGAAATGAATCCATATTCATTGAAAACAGTTTCTATCGTAAATAGAGGCGTGTTTGTTAATACACCAACTGGTGATTTGTTTACGTTCCCATCACCACAAAGTAGATATGGACGTCGTCCTCTTCTAAATGTTACATTTAGAGAAATACTGGGTAGCAACCCAGTTGCATATGAAGTAGACGAAATCACGGTTGAAGATACTGGTTACGGTTATACCGAGCCTTTAGTATTTGGCATAAACGTTTTTGCTGGTCCATTAGTATATGACAACAGCGGATTTGATTGTGACTTGAATCAAAATACTCAAAAGAACGATGCAGTGTTAATTCCTCTAATTAACTCGTCTGGCGAGATTGAAGCAATTCAAATTGTAGAAGCAGGTATTGGTTACACATACGCTACAGTTGAAATCATTGCTAAGAAAACAGTCTTAATGGTTCCAAACGATCCACTAAGTGGAAATTTGGTAGATTTAAGTAGTGATGTAAATGACTTTGGATATACACAAGGTTTCATTCCGGCATCAGTTGCATTAAGCTTTGGTGTAGGTGACATTGAAACAAAACAGTCTAACGTAGAATTATTAGCTGTCGATGGAGCTATTAATATCATCAAAGTAGATTATAGTGGTTCTGGTTATCCTTCTAGCACTTCATTAAATATTGTAGGCGATGGCACTGGTTGCACAGCAATTCCAATCATTGAAAACGGCCGAATCATTCGTGTTGATGTTACAAATCCTGGACAGGGTTATACATACGCCAATGTTGAAATTGATCCTATTCAATTGGGTCTATCTCATGCAGACTTGCGTGCAATCATTTCACCAAAAGGTGGACATGGCAAAGACGCTGTAAGTGAGCTTTATGCACGTACTGTAATGTTAGTTGCTAAACTATCACGAGAAGAAAATCAAGGTTTGCCTGCAACGAACGATTATAGACAAATTTCTATTGTTAAGAATCCTAAGCAATATCAGTCACAGTCTTTCTATAGAAAAGCAACTGGATCGACATGTGCACTATTCATCTGTGATGTCAACTCAACTAATACTGCTACGTTCTCTCTACTAGAACAAGATGACACATTATATTTCTCACCAACTAAATCATTCACTCTTGTAGAGAAGGCTCAAGTGAATAATAAATACC